GAGTTAACTGCTAAAGCAGAATTGGAGCATAGTAAGAATGATAACACTTTAAATGTTCCACGTTTTATAGCTGATGAGCTTGTGAAGGATGAAAATGGTAACATTGTAGAATAAACACAGAAACTGCACCCTATGCACCTCTTAACAATGTGCAAACTTAGACTAGAATTAACTAGTATCGCTTGGTTGACGAACCTTGAGTGGGTCTTCTTTTAATAATGGTCAATCTCTGTCCTGCTTTAAACCCCCTCAGAAGTTGGGGTCCCTACAAAACATTACACACACTGCGTATACAATTTCTTAAAAACCCTATAAATAGTGTGTACAGGTATGGACAGACATGGGATTTAGATAAAATATGGATAAAATACAACTATTTTCATTTTTTTCTTGATTTTGGATTATAAAAAGGATATATTTAGAGCAGATGGATTAAATTATAACGAAGCGTAATCTAATCTTAATATAAATGCTTCGGTAAAAGGAACAATTACTTATGGATATTAGAGAATCAATCAGCGTTAGCAGTAGTGAGGTCGCTCCTCAAGAACCTATCGCCCCCATTGACACTCCTACTGAGACACCAACTGTTGTAGAATCAGTAGACCAACCCACAGAAACCGTAGAGGTGTCTGAACAGGTGACAGAAATAGAGACTGAAGAATCGGTTGGCGAACCAATTCCGGAAGAAACTAAAGAAGTCAAACCCGAATTGTCTAAAGAAGAACGTCAAGCACTTGGTAAGAAAATTGAGAAAAAAATCGGTGGACTTAAAAAGGAGAAGGCTTTAGCTAATGAGAAAGCTGACAATGCGTTGAAACGTTTACAAGAAGCTAACGAGATTATAGCTCAACTAAAGAGTCAGAAGGTTGACACTGATAGTATGAGTTTTGAAGAGCGTATTAAGCATTCAGTAGACACACAACTAGCAGAGTCTAGGGCTAAGGATGCAATCGCTACTGCGACTGATGATTTGAATGCAAGTGGTATGGGAGTGTGGCAAACTAAATTAGAAGCAGCTCAATCCAACCATTCAGACTATGCACAAGTAGTAGGAGAATCTAAAACACCAATGAAACCCGATGTTGCGACCGCAATAAAAGAGTCGGACTTGGGAGCAGAAATGGTGTATCAGATTGCAAAGAACCCCGAGCTTGGTCAAGAGTTATATAGAGCTTCACCAATGCGTGCAGCAATGATTCTACAGACACTAGAACAATCAATAGGTAATTCAGTACCTACCGAACAACCACAATCAACACCTAAAGTTGAAGCACCTGTGATAGCACCAACACCTAAGTTGAATACTTCACCGGTTCCTTCATCAGCAAAGGGTATCGCTGACATGGGTATGGAAGATTTCATGGCTATGAAGCAAAAACAATTTAATTCAAATAGGAGAGGTTAAACCTCCCAAGGAATCAGTATGTCACAAGACCAAAATATCGTAGTAAATCAAATCACAGCTAAGAACGCTTTGGCTAAAATGCACAACAAACTACAGTTTTTAAAACTCGTAGACCGTCAATTAGATTCTCAATGGTCTAACAACGTAAATGGATACGCTCCCGGTGAGTCTTATCAAATCAATCGTCCTGCACGATTCAAAACAAATGAAGGTAATCTTCTTGGTGCTTTTGATGCAGCATCCGGAACTTGGGCTACTCAAGAATTCATTGAAGACCCTATCACATTTGCTATTAGTACTAGCGACCAACGTAATGGTGGTGTAACATTCAACTCTAAAGAGAAAACTCTTGCTCTTACTGATGAGAAATCTCGTCTTGGTGAAGGAATGGGTTCTCAACTCGCTACTGACCTTGAGAAGAAAGTAGTTGGTGAAACTATCGTTAAAGGTGGTGGATATATCTTAGCAGGTGGTAATGCAACTCTAGGTACTAACATCTCTACTACTGACCTATTGAAAGCTCAAGCACGTCTTGATTCACTAGCTTGTCCTACTGATATGCGTTCAACATTGATTCCACCTGTAGCTATGGCTGAACTTTCTCGTGAAAACTTGAACTTGTTTACTCCTGTTGCAAATGAAAAAATTGGTGTATCGGGATATATTAAAGAGTTCGCAGGTTCTGACATGTTCTCATACAACTTGTTACCTACTTTGACAGTACCTTCAATTGGTACAGCTCTTGTGGTTCAAGCAGATGTTACTGAGGGTGCTTCTACAGTATCTGTAACTGTTGATGCAGGGGACAATGGTAAAGTATTGAAAGCCGGAACAATCATTGAGTTTGACTCTTATGATGTAGTAAACCCCGAAACACGTGAATCTGCAGGTTACAAGTACTCATTCGCTCTTAAAGCAGATGTTACTTTAGCAACAGGTACAACTGTTTTGGCTATTGATGATGCAGCTAAGATTTATTCTAGTGCAGATAAAGGTAACAGACAGAACATTGTCGGTCTTCCTGTTTCTGCTTCTACACTTACAGTAGTTGGTGAGGGTAAATCATTCTACCAAGTACTTATGTTCCAAGAAAATGCTTACACTGCAACTGTAATTCCTCTTACAACTGACCTACCGGGTGCTTCAGCTGCTCGTGCTGACTACGAAGGATTCTCTGTAAGAGCTTCAGTTCAAACTGTAATCGGTTCTGACACTGTTGTACATCGCTTTGATGGAATGGCTAAAGGTATTCTACAACGTGATACATACGCTGTGAAAATCTTGGTTGAGATTTAATAGTCTTAACATTTTAGAAACATCTAAGGAGTCCTTGCCTAGTGTAGGGACTCTTTTTTTTCACACACACATAGGAGAGTATCATGGTAACTAAAAAATATGGTCAGAAAGACAAAAAAGTAGCACCTAAAAAGAAAGAGAAAAAAACTGAGAAAAAAACTGTTGTAACGACTGATAAATGGTGGGCATCTGATGGAATTGGAAATCGCATGGTTAAGTCAGATGATACTAAAACACTTGAGCTACTTGCGTTACACAAATGGGTTAAGGAGTAATAAATCATGGCTAATACAGCGAGAATGTTAATAGTAGATGCTTATCGTACAGCAGGTTTGCGTGGAAGATTGTCTGAACCTAATGCCACTGAGACAGCCATAGGACTATCTCTTCTTAATAATGATATAGTTGACATGGTTAGAAATAATAGACTCTTTAACACCTACGTTAAGTCCTATGAGACAACTACAGTCGCAGGTCAATCAGATTACACTATAGGTGAGCAACAAGTGTCCACAATAGCTAATCCAACACCACCAACAGTAGATATTGCAACGAATCAAGACATCGTTAGAATACTTAATGGTCAAATTAAAATAGGTTCATCTTGGGTTCCTATTGAACAAGTACGTGGTTCCGATGAATTCCGTATAAGTTCTAATGAAGATAGTCAGATAATCCCTCAATCATTCGTATTCAACAGAACTAGGGACCCTTATGACACAATAAGCTTCATACAACCACCCTCGGGAGGGTATAAGGTACGTTTTTCCGTAAATGGTGGTGTGGTTAACTATAGTTTAGATGATGAGATAGCAATGCCCGGTGGATATTATTCTTATTTTAAGTATGCTATGTCAGAATTACTTTGTTTAAGTGCAGGTCTAGAGGAAACCGAAATTAAAATGGCTCGTAAAGCATCACAGTGTCTTGATAGATTAGAAATGGTGAACATGGAAGAAGCACCCTTATTATCCACAGGTGGAGCAGGTGGTTTATGGAGTATTGGTTCTGATAATATAGTCAGAGGAGGAGTGTAATGGCTCAACAACCTAAAATTAACCAAAGTTGGCTAGGTGGTACATATACTTTGCAAGGTAATAGTTTAGCATCAAGAGAATGTATAAACGCTTATTTACAATCCGGTGAAGGTGAAGCTAAATATTCTGAGTTAATTATTGGTACTCCCGGAACTGAAGCACTCGTAGAATTAGCTGATGAGGGACTAGATTTAAATTCAGCGTGTAGAGGGTTTTGGTTATCGGGTGCATCTCCCCATGAAGGGGGTAATTTGTATTGGGTGTTTGGTAGTACTCTTGGTTATACTTATTTAGACGAATTTGGTGTCTTACAGAGCGTTCAGCTGTATAATATCGGTTCGGGGACTAATAGGGTGTCTATAACAGATAATGGCTTTAACGTGGTCGTAGCAACAGGTACTCAAATGCTTGTAGTGGATATATTCACCGGTGGTAATGGTAAGTACGTAGCTGATAGGGTTTATGATATAACTTCAGACCTCCCATTCACTAATCCAATTCAAGTGGTGTATCTTAAAGGTAGAGTATATTCAATAGCATCACCTACAGTCGGTGGAACTAATTCGTTGGATTCAGCAGTAAAGTCTAATGTGATTTGGTACTCAGAATTACCGGGCGATGATGGTGGAGCAAAAGTATGGGATGGTTTATCATTTGTTGGAGCTGATTTAAGTTCTGACCCTGTTACAGCAATCACAGTTCGTCAAGGAGATATATGGGCACATGGACCACGTAGTTATCAAATATTCATAACAACTAATGATGCAGATGCACCCTTACAATATTCACCGGGTTCGGGAACCACTATTGGAACGAATGCACCGGAAACTGTAGCTTCAATCGGGAGTGATATT